GGACGCGGCCTCGGCGCGCCGCTGGGCGTCGGCGGCTGCCTCTCGCTGGGCGTTCGCCGCCTGCTGCGACAGCGTGATCTCTCGCTCCAACTGGTCGTTGACCAACCGCAGTGCCGCGACCTGGCGGTTGTACGCGGCCTCGGCCGACTGCGCGTCTCCATTCCGCGTGACGCGGATGCGCTCGAGCGTGGACAGGAGATTCTCTGCCTCCTGGGCTGCCTGCCGCTGCTGGCCGACGAGGGCCGCGACGCCGCTGCCGCGAATCTGCTCCGGCGACAATGCCGCTGCCTGCTGCTGGAGGGCGGCGGCGCGGGACGTCTGCTGGAGGAAGCCAGGGCGCTGGAAGCGGAGTTCTTGACCAGTGGCGAGGCCCGCGGTCGCCTGGCCCGCCTCGCGGAGGCGGCTCGCGGCCTGTGTGACGCGGTTGATCCGCGCCTCAAGGTTGGCGAAGTCTCGCTCGCTTACCCTGGCGCCGTTGCCGATGGAGGCGCGAAGCTGCTCGGCTGCCTTCTGCGCCGACTCGAGCGCCGGGGCGAAGTTTCGCTGCACCTGGGTCGACAGACCGGCGAAGTCCTTCGCGGCTTGCGAGACGGGCTTGGCAATCCGCTCGGCGGCCTCGGCAAACTGCCGGATCGCCTGCACTTCCTGCTGGTTGACGAGCTTGAGATTTTGACCGACGCCGACCTTGAGCGCCCGCTGCAACTTTTGCAGCGGCGTCAGGATGTTGTCGAACTCACGACCCGCGCGGCTAGTGGCACCGGAGATGGTGCTCTGAATCTTCCGCGCGAACTGCGTGACGTCCTTGGCGCCGGCGTTTAGCCCTCGCGACAGACCCTTGGAGTCTGCCGTGAGGATCGCCGAGATTTTGCCAAGGTAGCCGCGTCCAGCCATCGTCTCATCCTTGAGGCTTCTGCAACTTCATCAGTTCCGCAAGCATCGCGTCCTGCGACTGCTTCGGCCGCTTCGACGCCGGGATGAACACCTCTTCGTCAGGCACCCGCTTGTAGTTGCCCGACGCCGCCATGATCGTCCGGCATATCCTGGCAGTCTGCTGCCAACTGTTCCCCAGCGGCCACCGCTGCTGGTATGCGTACCACTCCGACAACTCTTGCGAATCGACCGTCTCGAGCAGTTCTTTGACCGACCGACCTAGCGCCAGCGCTAGGTCGAAGTAGAACCTTCGCTCGGGGCGGTCGGTGAACCGTTTCCCAGCGCTTCCACGGCCGCGTCGGTGAAGGCGTTGTGCTGCCACGCCTTGTCGAAGAGCCGGTTGATCACGACGCTTGACTTGTTGCCGAGGGCGTCGATGTCGGCGTCGGCGAACAGCCGCTCGCCCGACTCGTCGGCCAGCGTCAGGACGAGGAAGCGAACGCGGAACGCCTTCATCTTCTGCTCGCTGTACGCTTCCTCGAACTTGTCCCGCTCCGTTCCGCTGATGGTGCGGACGTAAACGTCGCCGCCCCACTCCGGCACGGGGATCGCCTCGGACAACTTCACATCCTTCGCCGCCAGAATCTTCGCCTTGCTCAACGCCATGAATCAGGTTCCTTGGTAGTCCGTAACCTTGAAGTTCGCAGTCCCTCGCACCAACTCCCCGACACGAGCCTCCGTATTGGCAGACTCAAGAATTGCCCGCCGCGACACGCTCCAGTTCGGCGACGAAAACGTCAGTTGCCCGACGCCCCTGACGATGTCCTGGACGTCGCCTGTCGCCGTCGTCGCGATGAAGTCCAGCGACACGCCGCCGCCAGACCACTCGCCCGTCGGCACAAGGACGGCGTAGCCAGAGGGGTCGCTCGGAGACGTCATATCGACGACCTCTGCGACCGGCGTCTCGACAGAGATGCCGACGACGGCCCCCGCGAAGTTCCCGCGGGAGCCGGTGAATGTGAATGTCGCCCCTTGGGCAGCGAATCCCGCCATCGCTTACGCGACTCGGAACGTCGCACTCCCCGAGATGAGGGCGCCCACAGAGCCGCCGATCGAAGACGACGCGATCGTCGCGTTGCCGCTGAACGACATCGGGCCGGAAATCGACAGAGAACCGGACACGCCGGCCGTGAGGATGTTCGTGGAGATGTAGTCGATCTGCACCTCGCGGTCGGTCGCAAAGCCGCCGACGTACTCTCGCTTGCCGTTCGGCGCGATGCCCAGGTGGCTGCCGTCGATGAGGTCTTGGGTGTCATTGACCTGAACCGAGGTGACCGTGATGGTGCTCGTGCCGAACGTGAACGTGAGTCCCTGTGCCGAAACGCCTGCCATGAGTCGCGCCTCCTTGCGCCAGTGTCGTGACCTGTAGGGTTACGAGGCGGCTTCTTGCCACCTGATCTGATACAACTGCCTAACCTCGTAAGCCGGCGGGAGTTGTGCTCCGACGGCCGTAGGATCGAGAAAATCGTCAGTTTCGCTGACGAGCCTCATATCACTGATTGTAACCCCCATTGCCGTGCCGGTGTTGCCATCCAGAGCAAGCCGGACCTCGTCTCCCAACTCCCTGGCGGCGTCGTGGGTGAGCGCCCAGGAGGCGATCTGGATCGACAGGAGGGGCATGAACATCGGCCCGGTCAGGCTGGCCTCGCGAATGATGTTCTGCCGCTTGTAGACAATGAACGGGAACCCCGCCGACTTCGGCACGGCGATCGGGTAGACGTTGAAGCCGACGAGGCGGGCGACCGCGGGGACGCTCGTCAGACGGTAGTAGACGTAGTCCTCGGGCTTGATGATCACCGGAGTTCCTCGATGTAGGTCTTCATGTTGGCGATGAGGGACGCCAGGACGGCCGAGGAGTTCTCGGAGATCGTCTTCTGCATCAGGCTCTGGGCTGGCATGGGGCGGATTGTCTCACCCGGCTTCAGCGTGACGGGGTGCATCTCGCCTGGGGCGTCCGACCCGAAGTCGTGCGGGTAGCCGACGCCCATCTTGGCCTGTCGCGTCCGCTCCTTCTTCGACCCCATGAGGAAGTAGTATCCTCGGCCCATGCTCGCGAACTGCTCGTTGTTGAACGTGCCGGCCCGATTCATCTTCCCGTTGATCATCTGATGGACGTTGACATAGGTGCGGCGTCCCTGCGTGCCAGGCTTTCTTGCGCCGGTCCCGAACTCCACCAACCAGGCATGATTCCCGCTCCCTAGTTCAGGGTCGGCACCGACAGGGCCGGTGACTCGCGGGCCTGTGACGGCGACCGTCGCGCCCTCGTACTGCCTGGTTTCCGTCCTGATCGACTTATTGAGGTTGTCGGTGACGTTGTTGATCTTGGCCTTGTAGCCCTTCTTGATGATCTCCGACGCCTTCTTGACGGCCTTGGCGCGAAGCTGGCCTGGGTCGCGCTGCGCCCGTAGGGCCATCAACTCCAGTTCCTTGGCGACCTCGCGGGCGCCGGCCGTCTGGATGCTGACGAACCCTTCGACGATCTGCTTGGCAGACTGCCCGCCGAAGTCACGCGGCTGCGTTGCGTCGATGAGTACCGCCATCACTGCACCTCGCGGGCCAGGATTTCCAGGGCCGTGCGGTTGTCGCGCTCGACGACCGCCGCAATTTCCATAGTACGGCCTCTCCAGATGAGGCGGTTGAGATGCGTGACGTCTGCACGGTAGCGGATGCGGATGCGGTGGGTCGCAATGACGTTGGCCTGCTGGGCCTGGAGGATGTCCCGGCTCGAGAGGCCGCTGACGCTCGCCCACACCGTGGCGACGGTGGTGTCCCAATCCATGACCGTCTCGCCGGAGGGCTTACGCACCTCCGTCTGGGACTTGATCGCGACCCGCTCACGCATGGTCCCGATTATCATGTGACCGTGCCTTCGCCGATGAACAGGACTTCGTATGTGCAGGAGCCGGAATCGGCGGCGAAGCGTGCTGCGGAGGCCATCGCGCCGGAGGATACGGCGAATCCGCCGTCCGTCGGCGCGGTAAGTAGGTAGCAGCCGCCGGGGGGGAGCGTCCCGTAGACGGTGACCGGCAAGCCGGCAAACGCACCGACCCCGGAAGCGCCGCCGATTCGCAGCACCTGCGTGCTGCTCGTGTTCTTCACATAAACCAACTTGACCTGCGTGAATGCAACCGTGACAGAGGCTCCGTCACGGGTGTCGGAGAGGTTCCAAAGCGTCAGGTCGTCGTTCGACGTCGTCGCCGTCCGCGCGTCGCTCCACACCACCTGTGCCTGATTGGCTCCGGTGCCGTCGGTGAGTCGGATCGCGTAGTTTGCCGGCGTGGCTCGCAGCGTCCGCGACAGGTCACCGCTGGACGTCTCGTGGGCGAGGATGGAGAGGGCGATCTGGGCGGTGAGTGCCATTCGGTCAAGTCCCCATGACGTAGATTTCGTAGTTCTGGCCCGTCGTCCCGCCGACGCGGAGGATGCTGCCGCCGCTCGTCGTGGCGAAGCCGGCCGAGTTCGGACAAGACAGCATGAACGCACCGCCCTCGCGGATCGGGTAGCCGCGGATCGTCAATGCACCGAGGTTGATCATCGGCGAGAAGTTCCATGCCGACGCATCCTGACGGAAGACGCTGAACTGGCTCCCAGTCCACCCGGCCGACAGGGCAATCTGGTTCGTCGTCGACAGGTTCTTGAGGCAGAGCAACTTCACCGTGCCGATGCCGATCGCCGAGAAGTCGACCTCGTCGAAGCC